GGGATTTTGATGATTATTTGTCATCAGCATCCGAGGATGAAGAAACTGACTCCGACCTGGAGTCAGTAGAAAGCGCTTACAAGCGTGAACCGGAGGGACGTGATAGTCACCCGCAGCATCAAGCTGAAAGACTTTCTGATTTGGTTACGGCGGCTCTAGAGAGAGCGCCTTGTGTCGGCAGGGATTTAACCCCGCCCAATGTCGACATACAAGTCAGTAAGGTGTTGGCAGATTTGGCCAGCATCCTTATCCTCATCGGTCAACACCGGTGGCGACCCATTCTCCGCGATGTGCGAGAGAAGTCTCCGATATATTCACTCACCAAATGGGTGAATCTCTATCGGGAGGCCGGGCCGAGTCCTTTCGAAGGACAGGGCGCCGAGGGTAATTTCCGAGGAGCGCAATTCGTCTCCTTCGGTCCTGTGAGGGCTTTATCACCTCTCACGGAAGAGCAGACCGCCAATCTGCTTGAGCGGGTCTCTCCCCAGGCATGTTTTCCTGACATGCTCTGGCGAGGGGCCCAACCGGGGGCTTTCGCCCCCAACCACGAGGTTTTCCGAAACCTCAAACGAGACTTTCAGTTCGTCAATAAACTTGAGGACTGGAGACTCGCGAGTGCGCGCCGGTTTGATACCAGCCGCACCAGCTTCCCAGATATGTTTCTGGGAGTTGAAAAAATTCGGAAAGGAGATGTTGGAAATTACTGGCAGTGTGGCAGCTGCCGGATGTATTTTCAAGAGGAAACAGTCGGTCATTGGGAATATCGTAACTGGCATGAATTTACCACTCCTGGTTTGGAGGGTGTTCGCCTGTCTACGCCTGGGTATTACTCAGGGACTGACAAATTTGGGCGTGAGCTGTTGAGTGACAAACCTGTCCTGCCAGCTCGTCTCAGCCCACAATTCCTCCGATGGCGTTACATCAGCCATCAAAGCATCAAGATTGACAAGCCTCGAGCGAGCTTCCTGGAACATTGTGCACGAAAGTGCCCCTCCGATTTACCGAGGGTACCAGGGCAGCGACCGATCAGGCGCGATGTGTGGGACATCTCTAGATCCCTGCTGGTGTGCTTTTTGGCACGGCAGAAGGATAAATTTCATACCACACGTTCTTATGTCAATTTCTTGATGTCTTCATTGCGAATGGTCTTGACCATCCAAAGGGCGGCACAGTGCAACGGGGGTGATAGGAATGCGGAGCAGAGCTTCACGAAATTCCATACCCAAACCTTTCTTGCGAAGGCGATTAAGGAGACTGTGCTACCCTTGAGCCCACTGTGGCTGGATGAGATAGGATTTCCTCCTCTTTTCACAGGTGCTCTCAAGCACAGGTGTGACCGAGCTATGCTGCGAGGTCATATGCCTGACTTGATGTTCCTGACTTCCTTATCAAATGCCAAAAGTTGTTGGGCCAGTTTGGGCCCCATGAAGTGGTTTGAAGGATATCAGGGACATGAGCGCCGAATCTGTGAAGAAGAGTTACTGGTTCCACCAGAGGATCTCCTTGAAGCAATTCGTGATGCATCAGCAAACTTTGTTGGCAAGCGGTTAAGCGCGCCGACGAAGCTTTCGCCGAGTCCTGCCGGTTGTTCGCAAGAACCACGACACAAAGGGGGTTGCTACTCATTGTATGAGTCATTTGTGGAATCGGAGATTCCACCCCAGGTTGAAGGAGTTGATCGACCTCTCTCTGAGAGCGTTGAAAGCAGACTGAACCTTAATCATGTGTCAGAGTTTGACGACTGGCGGGTGTCCACTTATGAGAAGGGAGTAGTGAAAACGAAAACTAGGAATGAGTGGGAAGCCGAAGAGAAAGCCAGATGTATATTACTGGGCTTAAATGTTGAGGATGGTCTAGGTGAGTCGAAAGATCACTCGGACTACGCACGTGTGACTGGCGTTGACAAGCCAGCTGGAGTGCGCATCCTTACTGTCGGCTGCGGCTATCGTGGTGTTAATGTTCAACCTAGTCAAGGTCAGATTCTGGATGCTTTTTGTAGCAACCGGCAATCAACCTCAAGAGGTGACCTTGAATTGAAATTGAACAAAAACTTGAAAGATACTTTGAAACTCCAGGAATACCTCAAAACTCTGTCCAGTTGGGACGAGGAGGACGAGGCACTGTCTGATGACGGTGGTTGGATTCAACTTTCAGGTGATTACTCAGACGCCACTGATACGATAAAGAGAGAATGCACCATGGCGGCTTTCGAGCCACTTCCAAGCTATGGACTCCATTCACCACAAGCCTGTGAAGATGCGCTTGCTCCTGCAACTTTAGAATACCCGAGTGGATGGCTAAACCATCCTCTGGTTCTCGAACATTTTGAGAATTGGAAGTGCACAGCCAGTGCACAAGTGATTTTGAAGAAGAAAGAGGAGAAGCGCATAGAGCGTGACGAAGATCGAGGGATTTATGCCCATGATGTTGCGCGAAGTGAAGGCAGCGAACGTCCCCCTGAGAAGTTGCGTGTAACAGATTGTCCAGATTTTCAGGACGTCTCGGTCATGTCACACCTTTCTCGACAGAGAAACGGTCAGATGATGGGGAATTGGCTGTCTTTTGGGCTGCTTTGTATTGTCAATATTGGCGCTTATCATGTAGCGCTGAGAAGATGGTATGAAATGAAGAAGTCTCCTCGAAGAAAGGTTGTTATGAAACACCTTTGGAGTAACTTCATGGTGAATGGTGATGATATCCTGTTTTACTGTCCGAAGAGCTTCTATCCCGTGTGGAAAAGAGCTGTTGGTGACGCAGGATTCAAACTCTCTGTCGGAAAGAATTATGCTGTGCATGACTTTGCGATGATCAATACCAGGACCTTTATCCGGAGAGGTCCCAAACTCATTGAGTTCGGATATGTAAATCAGCGGATGATTTATGGGAAGGGGTTGTCAAGGACGAACCCTCCCACACCTGACATGCTTGGTCTCCAAGTGAATAAAATGTTGAAATTGTGCCCCTTTTCTGAGGGTATGATTCCTGCTGCCATGACTGACAGGAGAAATGTTTTTTCACGTTTGAAGAAGACCACCGGTTTCACACCAAATTGGTTCCTGCCACCTCATCTTGGAGGTTATGGGCTGGATATCCGTGCGTTGCGCGGAAAATTGGTAGTGACACCGGAGCAAAGAAGAGTTGCTGCCTGGATGATCCTTCATCCCGATTCCAGCTGTCTATACTCTTTCAGGGCATCCGCAGATTTTGATCTGCAAACACTCTTGCCACTCTGTTTGAATGAGTGGTTATTCTGTGGAAAGGTGGGCATTTTGCCGCTTCCAAAGATACAGAATTTGAGTTCAGACGAGGACCTGCTATTTCAAGCAGTCCGGAAGATGTTCGGCGAGGAGGAGATCCCGAATTACTCACAACTGGAGTTTGAGGAGCTCACCAGAAGTTCGACTGCGATCACCGACCAGTTGAATCAATGGAAGATGCGCTTCATGGCCATGGAGAATGCGAGGAAGGTTCATGACAGAGCCGCCCCGATCCTAGTTCCACATGCTAAGGCAGCGATGCTAAAGCGAACTTGGATTTCTCCTGTTTCAGATGAGGGTCTCTCCCGCTACTGGAATCCGTTTTTCATTACAACGGCTTTACCAGACTGCCCGCCTCTGCGGCAGATCCCTTTTCCTAAAGACTATGTCCGATACTGTGATCGAAGAAATCTGATCATCACACGTGTTGCGGATGTCAAAGGAAAGAGAAGGGATCCTCTGGGGATCATGGGAATTGATTACCATTGGAAATCTGGTGAAGGACGACTCGGATTTTATGAGTCTGTCATTCCAGAAGACCTCCTGCCATTCATTGGTGAGGGGCAAGAAGACGATCGGCCCGATCGCTTCGGTCTCCTTGCAGAGGAGATGTCGTCATGGAGAGAAGAGGATCCTGAGGATTTAGATGCCGATGATGGCATTGTCCTCGAGGACTTTCCGTGAAGAGGGAATGGGGTTGTGATGTGGTCAGGGATAGTCTCCTTTCGAAGGATTCGTCTCTGATCAGCCCAAAACTGTTTATCCTGACTTGCAATAAGTCTCAGGATTGTAAAATTCAGTGCTAACCAGAATGCCAAGAGACTGCACGGCGCTCAACGACATCACAATGTACAGTCCACCAAGACAAGGTGGAACCCATACATGTCATCTCGAATTTCCCGTTCGAAGAAAGGAGTGAGGAAGGCCGCTCCTAAAAGGAAGCCTTCAAAGAAGTTGTCAATCAAGTTCAAAACTGGAGTCTCTCGAAAGAAGGCGCCAGTCTCTCTGGGGATAACGGTACATACACGTACACCTCAGATGAGAACGATTGGTAGGGGTGGGCTTAGAGTTAGCCACTCCGAATACTTCTCCGACATCGGGACAGCGAATTTTCAATGGACCCTGACTGCAAACTCTCCTTATGCCATCAATCCCGGGAACGAATCAATGTTTCCGTGGTTGACTGAGATCGCTCAGCGATTTGAAACGTACCAGTTTCATATGCTGAGATTCAGATATGAGCCAATGGTAGCGACCACAGTTGGTGGTGCAATCTATATGGCTGTTGACTATGATTCGACTGATCCTGCCCCAACGTCCAAGTTGAACATGCTCTCTTACAAGAGTGCAGTTCGTGGACCTGTGTGGGAGTCAATTTCGAATCACTGTGATCTGAAAGATCTTGGTCAGATTAAGCAGAGGAACACCTTAAACCAGCCTCCCCCAGTTGGACAGGATCCAAGACTCTACAACGCCGGTAACCTTTGGGTCGCCTACGATTCAGTCAATCCTGCTTCCAATGGAGAGCTGTGGGTCGATTATGATGTTGAATTTCAAACGCCACAATTGACCACGGTGGATGCGCCAACAACGATATCTCTGTCGGCTGGGCAAGTTGCCTCCAATCCTTTATTGGGAGCAATTGTCTCATCAGCTGCTAAGATTCCCCTTGCATCAGTCGGTCTAGACACGACAGGAACTGCGCGGTTGGTTATCAACAAAACCGGGCAGTATCTGTATGACTCTGTTCTGGGAACCACGACCACTGGTAACAATGTGGCCGATGTGTTCACAGCCATTTCGGGTGTTACAACGGCACTATCATCTGCACTGCCATTCACATCGGCGGCTGCTACTTCGATAGGTGCTGTTAACAAGACGGGGTACATCCTCAACGTCACCCAGGCGCCAGCCACCCTTGGCTTGACGACCTCGGGCCTGAATGGTGGAGTCACGCTGACCGGTTCCAAGATCACACTTGATCGATTGGGGCCGCCTTCGTAACCCGACAGTTTGTGGAACTGTAAACACCACGCCCAAACATTACCCAGGGGGCGATAACCTGGGTACAGCAGTTCTCTCTGCTGATCAGAATAAATAGAGAGCCCTAGTTTGTTAAGGGGGGCAAAACCCTTAGATTGCTTTTTGGTAGGAAGCTTAACCATCAGATTCTGGCTCTGTAAAAGCCACGGCGTTTTTAAGGTTCGCAGAAACCTACCGGAGGGGGAAACCCCTCCGGGGCCCGGAAGGAGAGTGATATACTCCTTCCGGGTTGGGGCTTGCTTACGTCCCCTCGATCAACCATACACGTTGTGTGTTGATCGTAAAGCTTCAACTTGCCGGGCTCATGCCCCTCTCGCTTATCAAAACCTGACCGATGTGGTGTACCGACTTGCAATAAGTCTCGGTTATCCACATCGGGCAGGGATGTCCATCCAGCCGGCTTTGCGGGCTGAATTGGTTGGCCATCCCTGAGGGGGTGAGAGAGGACTGTGCGTCTCCCATGAAAAACGGAGGCATACCGGTGCCGGGGTGGTTCCCCTGTTGATATGCAGTGTGCACGATACGAGTATTTCCGTGGTCAATCCGACCAAGTTACTCATGGCGCGAGTCATTCCGAACGTACTCACAATTTGTATTGTAAGTGTTCCAACGACGACGTGTGACTGACGAATTCTTTGACCGACCCATTGCGGCAACTGTCAAAGTCTCTACCGATTCCTTACATCCACCAGGTGGATATTGGACGGCGAAGAGATAATTCTCAACTCACATCGATGTATCTGAAGAACCGATCAAATTCTTGCTTGAATCCTATCTTATACTTCTGGTCTAACCAACCAGTAGGATGTCAAGTGCTTCGTTCGAAGAGGTCCCCAC